CTATTTTCGCTATCTCAATGGTAGCCAATATGTCTGAGTCTGAGTTCGGTAACTCGTCTGGTACGGCTTTAGCTTTCAAATTACAGGCTATGGATAATCTTGCTCGAATGAAAGACAGAAAGATGCAATCCGCATTTAACCGTTTGTATAGAATTGTGTTCAGTGTTCCATTAACTACCGTATACGAGGACGCATGGACAGGATTGACTTATACGTTTACTAGAAACGTGCCACGAAACATTCTTGAAGAGGCTCAAATTGTTGGGCAGTTATCTGGTCAAGTGTCGGAGGAAACTAAGTTATCTGTTTTATCTATCATTGACGACCCGCAAAAAGAGATTGAAAGAATGGAACGTGAAGAGGAGGCAGTAAGCGACCTTGAGACACGATTAGAAAAACAAAAAATCTACTCAGACTCAGAATTGAACGAAAGCAAGAAGGTTGTAGCTGATGTTGAATAATGAATACTGGGAAGGTAGATACCGTGCCGAGGAAAAAGCAAGGGAGTTGGCGGATAAGAGGGTAGCCTTCCAATTGCAGGGAGTCTATCAACAACACGCCAACAATATTCAAAAAGAAATCGATAGCTTCTGGCAAAAGTATGCAGATAGCGAAGGAATTACAAAATTACAATCTAAGCAAAGAGCGGATAAACTTGACATGACAAATGTTGAGTTTAAAGCTAGACAATTAGTTGAGAGAGCTAATCGTTTGAGAGAGCGTGGAAAGCAGGTCACAAGTAAAGATTTTACAAAAGCGGAAAACGACTTGTTAAAACTTTACAATCTTAAAATGAAAACAAGCCGTCTTGAAGTGCTACAAGCGAATATCAAGTTACACCAGTATGAACTAGCCTTAAATGAGTTTGAAATCATTGATAGACACTTAGTCGAGTCAATCAGACGTGAAAATCTGTTCAGTGCTGGTGTACTGGATATGACGCTCGGTAGTTATGAAAGCTCGAAAATATCTGCTGACTCTATTGTTTTTGCCAACTTTGAAGACGCAACATGGTCGTCTAGAATTTGGGAAAGACAAAACGAGTTGAGAGCGATTGTTAAAAAAGGCGTTGCGGATACCGTGTTAAGAGGACAAGGAACAAACGTACTTATTAACAATCTAAAAAAAGAGTTTGATGTATCCTATGGATACGCTAGACGTCTAGCAGTCACTGAGTCCGCTAGGGTTTACTCTGAGGCGCAAAAAGCAAACTATGAGACAAACGAGGTTGAATGGTACGAGGTCATGACTGAATTAAAAGCGTGTCAGATTTGCCAACCGTTCAATGGTAGAATATTTAAAGTGTCAGAAATGGTTCCAGCATTGAACGCTCCACCATTTCACCCTAACTGTAGGTGTACGACGGTGCCACATTTCTTGATAGATTTAAAAAATGTGTAAAAATTTAGATTACTGTCCAAACTTTGATGACATTAAAAGCCAAGGATAATAGTCCACTCTGGACTTAAAAAGGAGGTAGCCTAAATGGCAGAAGAAGAAAAAAACGATGTATTGGAAACTGAATTGGATAATGTCGACAATCCAGCAGAAGTTGAAGGTGCACCAAAAACATTCACGCAGAGCGAAGTTGATGAACTAATCAAAAAACGCTTAGCAAAGCAAGAAAAGTCATTCGATAAACGAATGCAGGAAAAACTTGACGAGGCTGAAAAGTTACGTCAAATGAACGAGACTCAAAAGGCTGAATATGAGCAAGAAAAACAAAAAGCCTATATTGCGGAACTCGAAGCAAAAATCAATCGAAGCGGACTTGAGCGTGAAGCCTCTAAAATGCTATCTGAGGGCGGTATCGTGGCGGACGAGAAAATCCTAGGCATTGTCGTTAAAGATACAGCAGAAAGAACGCAGGAGGCTGTAGAGAGTTTTGTAGCTTTAGTGAATGAACTAGCTGACAAGAAAGTTGGCGAAAAATTAAAAGGTAAAACGCCTAAGAAAATGGAAGACACTACCGCAGGCGAAATTACCAAAGAACAATTTAACAAAATGGGTTATCAAAGCAGAAACGAATTACTGCAAAATAACCCAGAATTATATCGTAAATTGAAAGGATGATAAATAAATGACACAAACTAAAATTGCACAATTAGTTAACCCAGAGGTTTTAGCTGACATGGTTTCAGCTAAGTTGCCAAAAATGATTAAATTCACACCGCTTGCTTACGTTGAGCGTGAGTTAGTAGGACAACCAGGAAACACTGTAACCGTAGCTAAATGGGTATATTCTGGAGATGCTAAAGACATCACTGAGGGTGAAGCAATCGTCCCAGACCAATTAACTACAGACAAATCAACAATGACAATCAAGAAAGCTGGTAAAGGTGTCGAAGTGACAGACGAGGCTTTATTATCTGGTTACGGAGACCCATTAGGTCAAGCAGCACACCAAATTTCATTGGCTATTGCGAACAAAGTGGACAACGATTTAGTTGTTGAAGCTAAGAAAGCAACTCAATATGTTGATGACGCACCTACAACTGGTGCTGCACTTGATAAAGCCTTAGCAGTGTTTGAGGATGAAGAAGACGCTCGCTATGTTGCACTCGTAAATCCTAAAGACGCTATTGATTTACGTGCTGATACTGTTAAAGAATGGGTACGTGGTTCAGAAATCGGTGCGAACATTGTTATTTCTGGAACATTTGGTGAAACGCACGGTGTTCAAATCGTGCGCTCTAAGAAAGTAGAAAAAGGGAAAGGCTTCCTTGTTAAAGTTTCTGCTGTTGAAACAGATACAGACGATGTTGCTAAGTATGGAGCATTCGTTATCAACTTAAAACGTGATGTGGCTGTTGAAACAGACCGTGATATCCTTAAAAAGACTACAGTAATCACTGGTGACGAACACTATGGTGTTTACTTATACGACCCTACAAAAGTCGTTAAATTTGGAGGTAATGCTTAATGGGTATGTTGTTACGACGACATTATCCAGAAAAGCCTGCTGAGTCTGAGATTATCACTTATGACGAGTTAACAGTTAACGAGTTAAGAGATATCGCAAGAGAACGTGAAATCAAAGGCTATTCAACACTAAGCAAAGAGGAACTTATCGCAGTATTATTGGAGGGATAACATGGAAAATATCGCTCAAGCAAAGATATTGCTAGGTATTGAAGACAATCTTCAAGATAAGTTACTAAGTACAATAGCCAAGTTGACGACTGCTAATTTCTTAGCATACGCAGGCGTGGATGATGTTCCAGAAAGCCTCGAGTATATTATTACCGAGGTTATCATAAAAAGGTTTAACAGGATTGGTGCTGAGGGAATGAAAATTCAATCCCTCGAAGGCACTTCAATGACATTCAATGCTGATGATTTCAGAGAATACGATAGTGTGATTAAGCGAGTTTTTTCAAAAACATTTAATGCGGGGTTCAAGATGCTATGAGATACAACGAAAGAGTGGAAATTATCGCTAAGCAACAAGAAGAGTACAATCCAGAAACGGGCGAATATACTTCTAATGAAGAAGAAAAAATTATCGTTCCAGTTCATGTAATGGACTTGGGAATTGATAAGCAAGTCGCTGTATTTGGAGAGTATAAACGTGGTTCAAAAGTGGTTTATTTCCAAAACACACCTAAAATCTCATTTACTTATCTAAACTATCGAAATGACCGCTATAAATGCAGAGCAGATAAACAGTCTGGAAGAGTATTCTATTTAGAGAAGGATAATTCTATTGGCTGATTTACGTTTTGAATTAAAAGGACTTGAAAAACTACAAAAGAAACTTCAAAAGGTCTCTAAAATGGAAGAGATTGAGCGTATCGTTGAAAAAAACGGTGTTGATATGCAAAAAAGGGCAGTCAATAATGCGTCTAGATTTAGAGGTCATTATGAAGGTAGAGGCAAAAATAAACATTTCGTCAAGCCTACAGGGGCGACTAAGCGTTCTATTTCTGTCAATAGTAGTAAGGTCGGCAGGTTCAAATATAAAGTGGCACCAGGCACAAGTTATGCTGCTTACGTTGAATTAGGAACTCGCAAAATGAGCGCACAACCGTTTATAAAGCCAGCTTTTGACGAACAAAAAGTTCAATTTAAAAATGATTTGGAGAGGTTGGTTAAATGAAATCAAGAGAGCAAGCAGTTTTTGACAGCGTATTTAAACGTTGCCAGAATTTAGGGTATAAAACGTATGACTATAAACCAGACGACAATGTGCCTTATCCGTTCGTGGAGTTAGAGGATACTACTTCTATATTAGTACCTAACAAAACGGACGTGAAAGGTACAGTCGAGTTGGTTTTATCGGTGTGGAGTACCCGTAAAAAACGTAAACAAGTATCGGATATGTGTTCGAGTATCCTAGCAGAATCGATGAAGATTGTTGAGGCGGACGGCTATTATGTAGCCTTGAATATCTCGCAATCTACAATATCGATTTTCGATGATAACACGACAATCGAACCGCTAAAACGTGGTCGTGTTCGTCTAGTATTTACAATTTTATAGAAAAGAGGTTAAAATAAATGCCAGTTGCAAAAAAAGGTATTGATAGTATTTTATTATTTCGCTTGCTAAGCGAAGCAAGCAAAGCGGACGGTGCTAAACTAGCATTCCAAACAGAACACTCAACAGAGAAAAGCCGTGACACAAACTCGGTGAAAACTAAAGACGGTGTTCTTCAATCAGTCGGTGGTATTGAGGTTTCAATCACTGCGACAACAATCATGGCGGAAGACGATGAGCTTGTTGCAAAATTAGAATCTGCTATGGACAAAGGCGAACTCGTTGAAGTTTGGGAAATTGAAAAGAACGCTAAAAAACAAGGTAACAAATTCGAGGCTGTGTATTATCAAGGGTACTTGACTTCATTCAAGAAAACTAAAAACGCAGAAGACTTAATCGAGTTGGAACTTGAGTTCGCAGTAAATGGTACTGGTGTTAAAGGTTATGCAACTCTTAACACTAGCCAAGCGGAAGTGGTTCAATATGAATTCGCTGACACAACGAAAGGAACAGCAAGTCCAGCAAGTCCTGTAGCTGCTTCACCTGGAATCGGTGGTTAGAAATTAAGAGAGGTTAACGCCTCTCTTTTTTATTGTATTTTTTAAAATAAAGGAGAAAAATAACATGCAATTAAAAATCAATGATAAAACATACAACATTAAATTTGGAGTAAAATTCGTTCGTGCGTTGGATAAAGCTTATCCAATCGAGCAACAAGGATTAAAATTTGGAATGGCTCTATCTGCTAAAATTCCAGAATTATACGCAAAGAATATCGCATCACTAGCCGATGTTATCTACTATGGAACGGTTACAGAAAGCCCACGCCCTTCATTGACTGAGGTTGAAACTTACGTTGAAGAGTGCGAAGATTTAGAACGATTATTCGATGATGTAATTCAAGAATTAGGCGAGTCAAACGCAGGAAAGTCTTTGTTACAGGAGATGAACCAAGGCCTCAAGAAGAAATAATTGAGAAATCATCTTTAGAAACGTTCGAAGAAATCATTATAAATTGTGTCCGATTTTTAAACATTACAGACATGAACGAGATTGGCCGTATGACAATGTACGAATACGACTTGTTGATGACTGGAGTGTTATTAAGAAAGCAAGATGAAGATGAACTTTTACATCGTTCTGCTTGGTTAACTAGACAAGTAGAGGCAACGAAATCGGACGGTAAAACTCCTTTGTATAAGAGGTACAGTGATTTTTACAAGAAAAAAGATACTAAGCAAAAGTATCAATTCTCAGATAAAGAGAAAGAACTCTTACTGAGAGCAAATACGTAAAGGAAGGAGGAGTATAATGGCAGAGACTTATTCAGTCGAGGCGGTGCTTACCGCTGTAGACAAGGGAATGAGTTCTACTTTGAACGGACTTCAAAAAGCAATCAACGGACTTCAAAAGTCGTCATCCGCATTTGATAATATTTCAAATAAGAGCAGTTCGATGTTTAAGTCAATGCTTGGTGCTAACCTTGTCAGCTCAGCGATTACATCCGCTTTTGGAAGTATTAAAAATACTATGGGCGAAATGGTCGGAGAGTTGAATAGCTCAAAAAAGGCTTGGGATACGTTTGACGGAAACCTCAGCAAGTTGGGTTGGGGAAAAGACCAAATCAACGAGGCAAAAGAGGCTATGCAGGACTATGCGACTAAAACTATCTACTCAGCCTCAGACATGGCAAGTACATTCTCTCAAATGGCGGCAATCGGTCGAAATGATAGCAACGAGCTGGTAAAAGCTATGGGCGGTCTTGCAGCGTCGTCTGAAAATCCTAAACAAGCGATGAAATCCCTATCGCAACAAATGGTGCAGGCTTTAGCTAAGCCAAAGTTAACATGGCAAGATTTTAAAATCATGATGGAACAAGCTCCAGCAGGTATGAGCGAAGTTGCCAAACAAATGGGGTTGTCCCTTAATGAATTGATTACAAAAATTCAAGCAGGGGAAGTCAAAACAGACGACTTTGCGGAGGCGTTTAAACGTGCAGGGGCAACCATGCAGGATATGGCGACGCAATACAAGACGATTGACCAAGCTATGGACGGATTGAAAGAAACACTTTCAAACAAATTAAAGCCAGCTTTTGATACATTGTCTAAGGCAGGTATTAAGGCACTTGAGGCAATCATGAACCAACTTGACAAGGTTGACTTCAATAAACTAGCAACAGGGATTGAGAGTTTTGTAGGAAAGATTGACTTTGACGCAGTTATCGAAAAAATAACATCGTTTGTTGGTTCGGCAGTTGCTAAAATCAAAGAATTTTGGCAAGGCTTTACAAACACAAGTGCAATATCTGACTTTAAACAAGCGTTGAGCGAAGTTTGGGAGGCAGTTAAGAAAGTATTTTCTTCACTTTCTGGAGGAGATACGGCTTCATTCGGAGAAAAGGTTGGGAAAGCCTTAAGTGCAGTTTCAAAGGCATTACAGGCTTTTGCTAAAATCGTTCAAAGTCTAAGTCCAGAACAGATAAGGGCGATTGCTACAGCGTTTATTGGTTTCAAAGTGGCTCAAAGGTCAACAAAACTATTGGCAAATGCTTTAATTGGACTAAGTAAAGGAGCAGGCGCAGTTAAAGCCGTTTTTGGTGGTTTAGCAAGTATTACAAGAGTATCAAAAGCTTTAGCTGGTATCGCAAAAGGCTCTCAAGCTGCAAGCTCGGCGTTAACTTTCATGTCTGGAAGTTCAAAACTTGCTAAGGGTGCACTAATCGGATTGAATATCTTTAGCAAAGTAGGCGGTTGGATTGGTTCAGCGGTTTCTGCAATCGTTGCTTTTCTCGGTCCAGTTGGATTGATTATTGCTGCGGTCGTGGCAATCGGTGTAGCTTTTGTTATTTTATGGAACAAATGCGAAGGTTTCAGAAATTTCTTTATAGGTCTATGGAATGGCATTGTCAACGTTGCATCAGACGCTTGGAAAGGTATTCAAGGCGCTTGGGACGGTATGGTAGAGTGGTTCTCTAATCTATGGAACGGAGTAAAAGAAACTGCTTCAAATGCTTGGAATGGTTTCCTTGAGAAGGCTAAGCCAGTCATTGACGCTATTAAAAAAGCGTGGGATAGCATTAAGGAGTTCTTCTCTGGATTGTGGGAAGGCATTAAACAAATTGCCTCGAACGTTTGGAATAGTTTCCTAGAGGGCGCTCAACCAATCGTGGAAGCGTTGATGAATGTATGGAACGCCTTGACGGAGTTCTTTACGACATTATGGGACGGTATTGTTTCAGTCGCAAAAACGGTTTGGAATGGTATTGTCGAAGTTGTAACTGCTGTTGTTGAAACGGTTAAAAACGTATGGAACGGGATAGCAGAGTTCTTTAGCAACCTATGGAAAGGAATTACAGAGGCGTCTACTATTGCGTGGAATGGTTTTGTTGATTTCCTTACTCCTATCGTTGAAACAATCAAAGGATTGTGGAATGGTTTTGTTGAGTTCATGACTGGCGTTTGGAATGGTATTGTTTCAGTTGCTACTACTGCTTGGAATTTACTACAACCTATCGTCGAAGCGGTATGGACTGCTATTCAAACATATATCTCAACAGCTATTGAAAATATTAAAACTGTTATCTCAACTGGAATGCAAATTGTTCAAGAAGTATGGAATGCGGTTTGGACGGTGTTTACAACGATTGTTCAAACTGTATGGACGGTCATTTCAACAGTAATTTCAACAGTCTTGAATGTGATTGCTGGAATTATCAACACGGTTACTGCTGTAATCAAAGGAGATTGGAGCGGTGCTTGGGAGGCAATCAAAGGAATTGCAAATACTGTTTGGGAAGGTATTAAGACAATCATTTCAACAGTTATCAATGCAATTAAGGACATCATTAGTGCTGTCCTCGGAGCGATTAAAAATACCGTTTCAGCGATTTGGGAAGCTATTAAGAGCATTTTTACAACAACAATCAACGCGATTAAAGAAACTGTGGTGAATGTTGCCAATGCCATGAAAGAAGGTTTCTTGGGTGCAATGGACGCACTTAAAGGCGGAGTTTCAAGTGCTATTGGGGCAATCAGTGGTTTCTTTGGAAAATTATGGAACATTGATTTAAGCGGTGCAGGTCGTGCGATTATGGACGGTTTCCTCGGTGGTTTGAAAGCTGCTTGGAGTGCGGTTACTGATTTTATCGGTGGCGTTGCTAACTGGATTGCAACACATAAAGGTCCTATCTCTTATGACCGCAGATTGCTTATCCCTGCTGGGTTTGCTATCATGGGCGGTTTCAATAGAGCTTTAATGAGCGGTTTTGAAGTTGTGAAAAGCAACGTGTCTGGAATGGCAGGCGGTATTCGTTCAATGTTTGACGATGCAGGCTCAAGAGTTTCAGCGATGTCAAATGCTTTGCAGGGCGATTTCTCAAATAACGTATCTGGCACATTATCAGCTACTTATGAAGTCAACCAGACGAAAGAGCCAGCGGTTATTAACCTCGCTCTCGGTTCTAATGATTTCAGAGCCTTTGTTTCAGATATTTCAAACGTCCAAAATAAAGAGGAAAGGATAAGATTGAAGGCTTCAAGCCTTTAATGGTGACTTAAATGTATATTTTTAACGACACGACAAAAGGCACACCAACATTTAACTCAGGTCTAGAAGTTCAATTTGGTGGAGTAAGCCTCAATCAAGAAATGAATAATGAGGACGGAACGTTCTTTGTGGCTAACACCACAGGTCGAGACGTCCTCGATTTTAACCATGAAACAACAAAAATAAAAGGGCGAGACGGTCAATACCTCTATGGTGCGACTTACAAAGAGCGTGAAATTGAGGTACAGGTCAGATTAACTGGTTATACTGATTTGGGAATGCGAAAACAATATGAGCGGTTAAACCGCTTGTTGTTTTCTCGTCAAGCTAAAAAATTAGAGTTTGGTGATGACGGAGAGAGATATTACAAAGCTATCTTTTCAAAAGTTAAAAAACCAGAATTGGAAGACGCAAACGACACAGTTATTAAACTACATTTCAT